TTAGACAGTATGTTAAACTTAACAGACGGAGGAACAGTAACAGGAGCTACAACAGTAACAGGTAGAGCAACACTTAATGGTGGTGCGACTATAAAAGGCTTTACTAAACTTACAGCTACTGGAGCAATTGCAGTAGCAGACAGTGGTAGAACATTATTAGTAGGTGCAGCTGTAGCTGGATTAGCAGGAGATGCAATATTCTCATTACCTGCAGCAGCTGACGGTTTATACTACAAGTTTCTTTATATGGGGAACGCAGCAGATGCACAAGATTTCCAAATCAACACAGGAGCTAATGCTAACTTCTTCATTGGAGGTGTAGATCATCACGACACTACAGATGATACGGAAAATGAAGCAGTTTCAGTATTTGGTGACGGAAACAGTAATTCTAGAGTAAATATACTTACTCCAGCAGCAGGTACTGTGGTAGAATGCTTTTGTGATGGTACTAATTGGTTCCTTCATGGACAAATAGTTGGAGCAACAGCACCAACATTTGCTGATCAATAAGATTAACATTTGTTAAAAACATTAAAGAGGACCGCATTAGCGGTCCTTTTTTTTATATGTATTATCAAACGTTATATATGATTAAGCCCAACACAGCAAAAAAAGCCCCCAAAGGTACAATTAAATTTTCATTAACACTTTCAGAAGAACAAAAAGCAGCTAAACAAGCAATCTTACACCACCCATTCAACTTTATCGTTGGAAAAGCGGGTAGTGGTAAAACATTGTTAGCTTGTCAAGTTGCATTAGACATGTTTTTTAAAAGAATGATTAATAAAATTATTATAACAAGACCTACAGTTTCAACAGAAGACAATGGTTTTCTACCTGGTTCAGAAAAGGAAAAAATGGAACCATGGATTGTACCAATTAAGTCTAACATGCGTAAAATTTACAACAAACCACTCATATTAGAAAAAATGGAAAAAGATGAAACAATTGAATTAGTTTCATTGGCCCACTTTAGAGGTAGAACATTTGAAAACAGTGTTGTAATAGTTGATGAATTTCAAAATTTAACTCGCTCACAATTTAGAATGGCATTAGGTAGATTAGGAAAAGGATCAACCATGATATTTTGTGGAGACAACCAACAAATTGACTTAAAAGACAAAAATTATTCTGCAATAGTTGACTTATCTAAAATTAATGATTCTCAATATGTTTATAAAAGAGTATTGTTAGATAATCATCGCCATGTAGCAATAGACGAAGTATTTGAATTGTTGAACGGAATGTAACCTCTTCCATAACTTTTTCATATTTATGGGGGAATAACCTAATTTAATTAAATATGTCACATATTCCTATTTGGCCTGGCTCCTCATCATTTGCAGCGACAGCAAATCCAACGCCTTTTGCGTTTTATGATGCAGATACTGCGTTTATAACAGATTCTGATAATGTTTCAGATTGGTGCGCTAGACGTTTAGGATACCCATTAGTAGATATTGAATTACAATCAGTTAACTTTTATGCTTGTTTTGAAGAAGCAGTAAATGAATATGGAGCTCAATTATATAATTTTCAAATAATTAATAATTTCCAATCATTAGAGGGCAACACAACAGGTTCAGTAGGTTCAAATTACAATAATCAATTAATTACCCCTAACTTAGGAGGCACTGTTAATGTATCTGAACAATATGGTAGTGAAGTTGATGGGGGAGGGGGAAATTATAAATTAGAAACTGGTTCTTTAAGTGTAAAACGAGGTCAACAAAGATATGATTTATTAGAAAATATAGGATCATCTATAAGTGGATCAGAAGCTGTTTATATAAAAAAATTAATGCATTATCAACCTTCAGCTATTAATAGGTATTTTGATCCTTACGCAGGTACTGGTACGGGAATTCAATCTTTAATGCAAACTTTTGGATTTGGTAATTTTTCACCAGGTGTAAACTTTATGTTAATGCCTATGTATTTTGATGCTTTAAAAATTCAAGCAATTGAGTTAAATGATGCTATTAGAAAATCGGGATACCATTTTAATATAGAAGATAATAGATATTTAAAATTATTCCCTATTCCTAAACGTAATCAAACTTTACATTTTGAATATCAATTAAAATCAGTAGCAAATGCTCCTATTAAAAATACATCAACTAGCTTAATAACAGACATTTCAAATGTACCTTATACTACCCCTACTTATACTTTTATTAATGAGCCTGGAAGACAATGGATTAGAAGATATGCTTTAGCATTAGCTAAAGAAATGTTAGGAAGTGTAAGGGGTAAATATCAGTCAGTTCCTATTCCTGGTGACACAACAACTTTAGATTTTTCACGTTTATTAAGTGAAGCACTAACAGAAAAATCAGATTTAATTACTGAAATAAAAGAAATATTAGAATCTACAACTAGATTAAAACAACTTGAAAGAAAAAATCAAGAAGCACAACAAACACAAGAAACTTTTTATAAAGTACCTTACCATATTTACATAGGATAATGATAAAATTAAAAAATATATTAAACGAAATATTAAATACTTACATAGTACAAGCTTACATGCTAACTGACTCTGATTATAATATTACAGACATATTAGATCAAATTAGAGCTGTAAGAAAAGTAACTATTATAAGAAACATCACTCCCCCTGAATATGCTCAAAAAGCAAATATGGAATATACCTTAGTTACAATTAAATTTATATCAAGAGGAAATCCTAAACAAGATTTAGAACAATTAAAACAAGACATATTAACATCTGATAGATCTATGAATGATTTTAGAGTACCAGGTGTTAAAACATTAAAATTTAAACCAGAAACACTACAAAGAATATAATGGCTTTATTTGGCAGTTCACGAGACATATCACTTTTTAATTCAGTAAGTAAAGAACTTATTAATGACATTATCCAAACAGAATTTGGATATTATAAATTTGCTCTTGAACGTACAACAGCTAATGTTTATGGTGAGTCTATGGGTAAAATATTTTATGAACCCGTAAGAATAGCGGGTTTAATCGATAGACAAGACCAAGCGTGGTCGTCTGATGACTTTGGGTCTGACGTTAATCAAACCGTTAATTTTCGTTTTCTAAAAGAAGGACTTAAAGACATAAATCTAATACCTGAGGTGGGGGATATATTACTTTTTAGAAATAATTTTTATGAAGTAGACGGTAAAATTGAAAACCAGTTAATATTAGGAAAGGATCCTGATTATGCAATTTCAGATTCAACAACTGATTTTGGTAGTAGTCATTCTATACTTTTAAATACTCATTTATCAAGAGTAGAAAAATTAAACTTAATACCTTTAAGGGGTGGAAAATATCCCTCTACAACAAAAATAACAGATGGAATAGCAAATTTATTAGGATAATATGGCACAAGACAACTCAGACAAATTTTTAAGACCTATTCCTAAAAGGAATAATGAGAAACTTAGAGACAACTTAAGTGCTCCTGACATTCTTAATCCAGCAAATCCAAGTTTTCCAGTAGAAGGTATAGCTCCTAGTAACCGTCAACCACAAAAAACACCAATAAATAGAGGTGAAATTACTAAAAGAGAAGATGATAACATTAATGATATATCTATAGGTTTACAAGACCACGATGAAGCAATAATGTATTATTTTAATAATGTTATTAAACCATCAGTAGTTACTAATGGGGATAGAATAGAAGTTCCATTAGTTTATGGTTCTCCTGAAAGGTGGAAGGGAGTTCAACAAGATGGATATTTTAGAGATAAAGAAGGAAAAATTCAAACACCTATCATAATGTTTAAAAGAGATAGTGTTGAAAAAAGAAGAGACTTAGGTAATAAAATGGATGCAAATAATCCTCAACTTTACTATGTATTCCAGAGCGCTTACAATAAAAGAAACCAATATGATAATTTTTCAGCATTACAAGGCAGAATTCCTAATAAAGAATTCCACGCTGTTGTAGTACCTGATTTTATAAAATTAAAATATTCTTTTATAATATGGACAGATTATGTTGCTCAAAATAATAAAATAGTAGAAGCAATAAATTATGCTTCTGATTCATATTGGGGGGATGAAGAAAGATTTAAATTTAATGCAAAAATTGATACTTTTTCTAACAATACAGAAGTAGCACAAGGAAACAACAGAATGGTAAAAACAAATTTTGGATTAGAATTACAAGGATACATAGTACCAGATGCTATGAATAAAGAATTAGCTAAAAAACCTCAAAAGTTTTTTAGTAAATCAACAGTAGTATTTAATACAGAAATAGTAACAACATCAGGTCCAGCTAAAACAAGAGAAGAAATAAGAAGAGAAACAGGAGAATATAGAGTAGGAAACATAGACACTGATGGAATAGGGGGAAATAGCATTGGAACTTCAGGCATATAAACTAATAAATAAATGGCAAAGAAAAATAGAAATACATTAAAAGGGTTTTTTGAAACAGGTAAAAAACCTTCAGAAGGTCAATATGCTAGCTTAATTGATTCATTCGTTATATTAAGTGACGAAAATACTGGTAGTTTAAATGTAAAAGGAAATACAGTCCTAGATGGTCATTTAACAGCATCAGGAGGTATAACAGCTAGTGGAACTTTAATTATAGGAGGTGAAATATCAGCTTCAGGAGGTATCAGTTCAAGTGGAACAATAGAAGCACAACAATTTATAGGAGATGGTAGATTTTTAACAAACATAACTTCATCTGTAATATCTATAACTGGTACTACAGCTTCTTTTACTTCAGGAGCCCCAACAGGATCTTTAATAGTTAGTGGTAATTTATTCCACCCATCAGCATCAACAAACATATTGATGGCTATTAAAACAACAGGATCAATTATTCCTGCAGATACAAGTAATTATGATTTAGGTTCTCCTACAAATTTTTGGAAATCCTTATTTGTAAGTAATAGTTTTGCAACAACATACACAGGTATATTTAGGGGAGCTGTAAGTGGTTCAACATTAAGTTCAGCCACTCAAGGTACAACTGTTTTAACTACAAATGGAGTAGCAGGTAGTACTATTGATTTAGGTTTACAAACAACAGACAGTGTATTATTTACAAGTATAACTTCTTCTGCAAATATAAGTGCAAGTGGAATATTATATGGAAGCGAAGCTTATATAAAAGGTCACATAACAGCCTCAGGTAATATAAGTGCAAGTGGTGACATAACAGCTTTAAATATAATTACACCTATATTTAACACAGATAATTTAACAGCAAAAGTTATTGCAGGTAAAAATTTAGCTTTTGGTACTTTAGTAAGTGGAGGAGTAGGTAGATTAAATATAAAACATGATGATACAGATGCTCTTATTTCTAATAATAGGGGAACATTAACAATCTCAAACACAGGTGCAGGTAAACAAATAATT